TACAATATATTTCATCTTATTTTATAATTAAGTAAATAATTAAACAAACAATATCAATCAGTATAGGATATGTCATACCTGCAAGAATATCTAGCCAATCAAACAAAGAACCATGTTCCTTGTCTTTATATTCAGCTGACATCATAGAAGCTGCTGTAGCTCCTGTAGCGATAACAGCATTAGGAATAAGTTCTATCCCTAATGCAAAACCTACTACAAAAAAAGTACAATAGATGATAGCACCCACGTATGAGTGCTTATCTCTATTGCTTTCTTTATACCAAGCTTTTATTTTTTCAATTAACTTTTTCATTTTATTGTATAAATATTGGGTTAGTTAAATCAATTATTTCGTCTTTCTCCATCAGGTTCTTTAAGAAGTTAATCTGTAATAATGGAATAGTCTTAGTATAGAGCATAGATTTATAAACTACCATAGACATACGTCCTCCGTTCCAATCTCCAAAATTAATTCCTTTTATATCAGGATTAGTACCAAATGTCATTGCTACTCCATTAACACTAGTCTTAGTCATATATCCTATCAATGGTGGGTCAATAGCACCAGTTGAAGGATTTAAAGCCTTACCAAAAGAATAATAACTATTTCTATTGGCTTCGCTTGAACTAGAATCTAAACAATATACAAAAGCATATCCACCACTAGTAACATGTTTTACATCTCCTTTTCTAGCTATTAAACCTCCACTTCCAGTAAATCCTTTAAGTAGAGATGCTTTAACTAAGAATGTGAAATCATCAACTATTGGAATATTAACATTCTCGCTATAATCATCTACTCCATCATATACTAGACCATTGGGATAAAGAGGAAGCATTTCGATAGTTACTTCTTCGTTTACTGCAAGAGTAGACAAATCAAACCACAATAGATAATACAAAGAGTTTGTACTAATATCTATTTGAGCTAGCTCTTCTTCGTTTAGTGCTTTTAAGTTAGTATAATTGTCTTCATTAGGATTTAATACAAGTTCTTGTACTCTAGCACTTTTATCTTTTCCTTCTGAAATACTAAGACCGTGTACGTCTAAAACGACAGTTATATTCTTATTACTATTAATTTTAAATGGAATATCATTCGATATAAGCCCTCTAACTGTGCTGTTTTGGAAATACCAAAAATTAAGACCAGTTAATCTTTTTAGAGTAATACTATACCCATTCCTAGACACAACTTCAACACTATCATTACCTTCTGTATTATACCAATCCAAAGTATTATCAAACTTAGCAAACTCATAACCACCGAAACCTGACATCTTATCGTAAGCAAAGTTAGTGTTAGTCAAATCATAATCACCTACGGCTATACCTCTCTGTTGAATAGTATCTCTATCAGCATCAAAGTTAGTCTTACCATAATTATCCCAATAATAAGGCGGTAATTCTACTTTAGCTTCAACGCCCACATACTCATTCAGCTCTTTAATCTTATTGTCTGTTGAGATGTCATCGAAGAGCATGAAGTCATAGAGAGACATTTGAGCGAAGGCACTATCATGACTTATATTACTTCCTATAATTGGAGATAAAGGAATCGAACCACTCGATAATTCATTAGTAGCAATTATATTGTGAGTAACGTTTTGTAATTCTGCACTTTTAATATAAGTGTTTAATATTCCATCTATATATGTTTTACCATTATTTCTGCTACTGTAAGCATGAGGATTTTCAGAATAATTGTCTGTATTACTATTATAAATAGCAAATTCATAATTATATACATTAAAACGCTGGTCGTATAATATTGCATCTCCAGTATTACTTTGCCAGTTCACCTTCATCAACATCTGTTTACCTCCACTAGACAAAGTAGGAATAGTAACAAAGTCGTCTACGCCATCGAACTGGTATGAACCATCTTCATTTACTCCACTTCCTTCTGCATAAGCCGAGTTGTTTATCTTACCATGATTACCGTGACCGGATATATCGGGGATATGACCTAATATCTTGTAACTAGAATTTGGAATACGTAGTAGTCTAGGAGATAGGATACATTTAGGTTCATTATCATCAAGAAGCCAAGTCTTATTACAAGATAATGAAATAGATTGCTTAGTTAATATAATATTAAGATTAGTTAGTTGATTATAACTATACGTTTTTCCTTCATATTCGTAACTCTTAATACTATATAATCCAGAAAGAAGATTTGTTTTTTCACCTTGACTAAGTTGTATAGAACTTCCTACTTTAATTTTATCTCCATAATTATATATTTGACTAGTATGTCTATCTTTTACTTGGAATATTACAGGATACGGTTGCTTAATGTCCTCAAACCTGATGTACTCGTCAATAGTGATGTTTATCTTTTGAGGGGACTTGGAAGTTAAATTGAAATCATATTGATATGTGTTATTGTTAGCATCATGAAATTTAAAAGTAGCTGGAATTCCATTAATAGTAATAGATTTTATTTCATTAACAGGATTACTACTTAAACGTATGTGCATATCAATAGAAGAACCAACCGTAAGATAAGTCCCATTTTCTACTTTCTCATTTTTATAATAAAATACGATATTGTCATACGAAGCATTACTCTTAATAACAGGTCTAAACTCCACCATATCCGGATACAGCGTACCCAGCTTATGCTTCTTCAACTGGCGCTCTATCAAGAACTCGGACATACTATAGGGGAAGGACATGAGAGAGTAGATAGCACCGTTAAAGAATCTTTTGTCATTGTCTCTAAATGTTCCTAGCCAAAGAGTATCACTATCAACTCCTTCGCCTACTGTTAAATCAACATCTCCACATTTATATTTACTTTGATATAACAAAGCTCTTGTAAAATCATCTCTATTAAACGGAGTAACTCTTCCAAAAGAATAAGCCTGTTTACCCGGTTCAACTTCTGTATTAGCTGTCATTAAAATAAAAGCTCCTTGATTAGCTACATGAGATTTAGATACAACACCAGCTACCCATTTTTCAGATGAAGCATAACTTATTCTCTCATAGTCTATAATGAAAGTATAATCCTTGTAAACAGGCATCCCTGTCACCTTACCGAAGTCATTTACTCCGTCAAGGCATAGACCACCTGCGTGGGAAGGAATCTGGGTGATGGTAACACTATTACCCATACCCGGATTACCAAAACCACAAAATCGACCAGATCCACTATACAAAGTGTTATGTGAAGCTGGTAATATATTCACCCCATCTACAATTTTAACTGATTTAGGCGACCCAGTTTCATCAATATAGCTATAATCAATATCAGCTCCTGTTTTAATAACCTTAAACGAAGGAATGTCTGGATATTCTTTACTCCCTACGCTATAATACAGTAGCATAATATGACTTATAGCATTTTTACAATCTATCTTACTACTCGTTATAGTTGAATTACTACTGTTCCATATACTAGAATCGAGAAAATCAACCTCATACTTCCCAATACCTGAATCCCCCTTCCAAGCAATATTGTTCAACTGAATATCCCTACCGTTACCGGAAAAGTCAATCAGCCTGTCGCCAAACTCTGCGTGGTTCTCGTTGGTGATTCCTTGTTTCTTGACATCACATAGTATATCAGGTTTAAGAGTTCTATCCAAGTTGAAGTAGGCGATTACCTGGTTGATTTGGTCGGTAGTCAGCACCTTGTTGGCGATGATTGTCCAGTACCAAGCAATAGAGGAAACATACCATATTCCTTGATTTTGAAAGCCTTCAACAGTAAAATAGTCTCTATCTCCATCCTCTATTTTAGAATATAGAGTATAATCATTTTTATCACCTAAAATTGGAGTTATATCTGAAATCTGTGCATTAGTGACGTTAGTTGAAGTATAGCCATAAATACCTGTCTTTCCTGTTTTATTCTCTACTACTCTATTTTCCAAGTAAGATACCGGAGTAAAGAACCAGTTGTTTCTAGTAGCATCAGAATTTGTTTTTATCTGATGAATCATACTAACAACTGTAACCTCATTACTGCCATCTAGCATTTTTGTTGCTGATTTAGTGGACTTAATCAGGTCGTCGATTCCGTCGGTGACGAATGCGCCTTCGAAAGAGGGGATTTGCTCGATTCTTATATTATTCCAATCGTAAGAACTTCCTACTGTAAATCCTACACTAGCACGATTATTATTAATCTTAGATTCAGGTAAATGATAAATACCATCTTTTGGTATAGTATATAAAATAGGCAAATTAGCTGTTTCATCTGAAATATAAAAGTATAAGATTTTTCCTCCTTTTGGAATACCTGAAACTTTTATATTCATTTCATTTATCTTACTTTCACTAGAGTGCTTATATATAAACCAAGTAGAATTAAAATTTCCATTAGTAGTAATTACGTTATCAGTAACTTCTATATTTGGATATATTCTCCAACTAGTAAAATCTTCTTTATACTCCCCAAACCCGCTATTGAGCTTGAAAGCTGCATTACTTATGATGAACGGATTACTAGCATCAACCAGATTCTTAACTATAGAACGGTCAGCATCATCATTGGATTTACCATAAGCAGAAGCAACAACACGTAATGAATCTAATACGTCTTTTTCAATGTAGGGCTTACTAGTAGCCCTACAGTATTGATTTGGTATACCAAAATCAATACCAATGCCTATACCTTTAGCCCCACCAATCATTGTATGTATCCGATAAAGATTCTATAATTTGAAAGCATATCATCTGTAACAACAATGTTGTTTAATGCAATAGGATTCCAAACGCAAGTTAACAGAGGCAAAGCTAAATTTTCTTTCTTACTCTGATATGTAGGTAGACCATCTACAATAATCACATTGCTAGCATCCTCTGATTTCGGATATAAGAAAACATAGTAAGGTTTTATATCAATAAATGTTTCTACCTTTTCTAATTCTATAATGTTGTTTATGATATTCGTGTACATAGTTATTCCTCCTTTTTATTATTGTTATTATTACCTTGTTCTGAATGTTTTTGAGATATTATTAATGCCTGTTCCTGTTGATATAATTGCTCGTCTATTTTAGCTTGCTTTTCTTTTTCAAGTCTAGCTTTCTCATCCGGTTTTGCATCAGGGTTCATTTCACTGGCAGTTTCAACAGAAAGAAATCCTGATGTAACTCCTGTTTGTAATCTTGTTACAATATCAGTTTCAGATTGAGGTCTATATACTTTGAATTTAGCATTAATATGTAAGTTATCGAAATCCGTAATAGCACTGGGTTGAATTTGTGAGACTACAAGTTCTTTTGCTAATCCTTGTTTGAATAGACGAACCATTTTATCCGCAACATTTTGCCATTCTATTACACCTTTTGATGCATTCTCAATATCCATTGATTGAGTAAGCATTATAGCAACACCTGATATATCTCCTGCTGTCTTTACATCTTTAGGGAGCAAGAACGTTGTACTGGAATTTTTCTGTATAGTTTCCTCCATTAACTGCAAAGTATCTATCGTTCCCTGTGGTGATGGTGGAGTTAAAAATTTAGCATCATCCGTATTTGCTTCTTGACTATATGATGTATTTTTACTGTTTAAGATAACTGAACCTGCTATCTTTTTCCCATTGTTTTCAAAATCTCCTTTTATATATAATATTCCCCATCCATGTCTCTTTTGAATTACAAGGAAGATATTGTATAATATTTCATAAGCCTCAATAACACTTTGAGCATTTTCCCATGCGACCTTTCCTCTTTTAGTTATTAAAGGGATTTCTGTAAAGCCATGAGCCTTTGGTGCTAGACGTCTCCATCCATTATCATCTACGTTAGTATTATCTCTTATCATACGATAAAAATAAGTATCATCGTATGAATCAATATATTCTACATCATCAATCTTATAATAAACGCTTTCTAATATACGGTCGCCATTATCATCGTCATGCGGACATAAGACATAGCCATCCATATAGGATAATATACGGGATTTTATTCTATTGTTTTTATCAAAATAATATAAAAGTCCTACATCACCAACTGATTTTTGAACGTCAACCATTTTGGTTTTCATTCCGTCTTGGTTTCTTAAATCCCAATACTGTTTAAAGGTAACAAAGTCAGCTCTTTGTTTTTCATCAGGATTGGCATCCATAAGAGTAAAAGACATTGGAAGTCCGCATAAATGTTGTACCTGCTTGTCTTTAATATTTTGTTGGAAAGAAACCGCCATTTTCTTATATTGAACCTCAACAAAGCCACCATTATCAAGTTTCATCGTAATAGAAGGTATGTTCTGATCGTATAAAACCTTATGGTTTTCAGGCTCTAATTCCATCAAATACTCATCTTGCGTAATAACACGTTTTTTTAATTGAGGAAGAGTAACCGAAATCATATCTGTAAATCCGGCTCTTTTCAAATAATTATTCAGTGTATTGTTACATACACACGATGTATCATAACCTCGAAAAAAAGGTTTCTTTTGTAGTATCTTTTCAGGGTTATTCAATAATTCTTGTACTTGTTCTGAAATTTCACTCATTGTCTTTTTCTACTAGGTTATATTTTTTCATTAAATCTTCTTTTGTGGGAATATATAACTCATGTGAACAGTATTCACATACAGCATTATACTTTTGTTCTACAATGATATATTGTTGCCCTCCCTCTTCTGATACCTTAAACTTATCATTAAGTTTACTGCGGATTTCAATCTCTGCTTTAACACCATCTTTAGCAGACATATCACCACTTTTAACAAGATCGTTAACCTTTTGAAGCATTGCTATCAATTTAGCTTTATTTTCCTCAAAAGTAATATCTTGGATCAATTCATCATTGTTAATTTCATTCTTCTTGCTTTGCTTAACTTTCTCTTCTTCTTTAAAGTTACTAGCAATATACATTTTCAAGAAATCAATTTTTTTGCTTGTGTCATACTTTTTAATACTATTTTCGTCAGCATCCTTATCGAAAATAGATTTATAAGCTACAACAGAGCTGCAATATTCAAAGAATAAGATAACATACGATATGTCTCTTACCGTCACTTCATGCTTCATCTTAGAAGCATCCTTGATTGTTTTTTCTATATCTTTAACTGTCATTACGCCCAAAAACTATCGTTATAAATTTCAAGATTTGTCTCTCCGGTTTTTCTATCGTTTCTTTTAATAGAAGTTTTTTCTAACTCATCTCCCATTTGATATTGGAGAACGGGTAAAAACCTCATAGCTATTGGGTCTAATACGTCCATTGAACGTCCTCGACCAAGCATTTGGTTCATTTCTTTTTTAGTAGCTAACCGTTTCCTTCCTGTCCCTTGTTCATTAAAACGTACTACAGAACATTCCTCTACAAATTCGTCAAAGATGGTAATTTCATCTTTCATTTTTTCATGGGTGTACATTTTGGAAGCGACCTTATCGCTAAAAGATATTCCTTTTTCGTTTACATGGTAAACAACTCTATCATAGCATTCATCTTTTAATGTACAGAAAGCTCTGAAATAGACACCTCTCGTTTTACTGTATGATATAAATGGTATAGCATCTGGTATATAATCGTTGATATAAGCACCATTATTACCATCAAATATAATATGAGTGTCCGGGATATTATATCTAGCAGCTAAAATTTGTAGTGTATTCGCATTTTGTTGTGGCGTTGAATGTCCCAATACTACAATATCTATAATGTGAAATCCATCCCATACCAATGCAACGAAATTATCTTTTCCTGTATCTGCCAAGTCAGCAGTAATCCATCTATCACCATTTATTTGTGGATCTGCCAATTTTATTTCACGAGCTTTATGGAATGGGATAGGAGCTTCGGAATCATCATCTGTGTCAATATTCCAACAACCTTGTAAGTTAGCAGCAGATTGTTTTTCACCCATTGCTGCCACGCTTGCAATATAGCCCGGATTTTTTGATAAAAGTTCCTTGTTCATATCCAAAGAACCTCCATAAAACGTAGTAGATTTTATTAAATCCTTATAAGTAAAAAACTCACCTCTTTCATTCAGCTTTTTTAAAACAGCGTTTATCTTTGGAGCGCATTGACTATACACCTCTTCTTTAGTTGCACCAAAAATAACATCTTCAATTTTTTCCCCATTGATATAGAAATATCTCACCACACCATCTCTTTCAGGGATAGGAAACCCTGTTATAGGATTGATATACCAATCAAGCCATTTCCTTAACCAATGATTTTTTTTAGGATTACAAGTAATACGAACTTTCCCATTCCATTTCCCTGCACCACGGTTACGTGAAAAAGCAAGCCTAATAGTACTCCACTCAAATCCTGTGCCTTCGTCAAAATAAATTACCGAATATTGCCATCCGCGTATGCGTTCCAATACCTTATCGGGAGTTTGGTCGCTCATGTGAGTAAAGTCTATAAAAGCTCCGCTGGGGAATGTAGCACGGGGATTTTCTGATAATTTTACATTTACTAAATTCCCATAAATCCTTTGTATTTCATCTGTACCAGAGCCTCCGCTTTTTGTATCTTGTATATTTTTACGAATATAAACCATTCGGAAGTCAGGGTCTAGTACTGGTTCTGCTGCCATCAATAAGGCGGCAAAGGATTTCCCAATTCCCATCGCAGCTCCACCTACAACAAAATCAACATTGCTCCTGACGAATTTTTCTTGAAAATAAGGTTGATATGTTACTATATTTTCAATTCCTTGTGATTTATATTTTTCTTTATCAATCATTTATACTAATTTTAAAACTTATAAGCCCTTCATACGCAGCTTTATTTATTTCACCTTTTTTATAGTACTCTTCTGCTAACTCCTTAATATGTCGTTCTTTTTCTTGCTTATAAGCAGAAAACGCCTCTTCTTTGGTATTGAAAGTACCTAAATGAATAAGTTTATTTCGTTCGCTTAATCTCACTCTAAATTTATTTTCGCAACTTGAAACTCCTATTGGCAAAGCACCTCTTAACGCATTGCTTTGTGTTGTTATAGAACTAATTTTAGGTGGAAGAAAGCAACAGGTTTCAGGAGAATAAATCTTATTCCCCTTAACTCTTACATCTTTATCTAAAAAATATCCTTTTATATATCCATTATTGGGATCGTCAAACCATTTTTTAAAATTAGAAAAATAAAGCCATTCTTCGCAAACTGTACAATCTTGATAAGTAGGATGCTCATTTTTCCATTCTTTATTATAGCATCTACGAAGCATCTGGAACCAAGTTTTATAAGCCTCATCACTTTCTTTTATAAAACCTTCATAATCATTGATTCCTATACCATATATATATTTTCTTTGATTAGATTTCCTCTTGTTATCACATTTTCTGCATCCACAGCCTGATATATGACTATTAGGAGTCGTCCAATATTCGCCATGTTCAGGACAAATAATACAAATTTTAGTTTTGCAGTCTATGTAATTCACTTTAGAGTAATCGTATTTTCCTTTATGTATTCTTGTAGCATTTTCAATGAAATAACTTTGATCGGAATACACCTTAGAACATTTAGGACAACCGCATGATTTATTTACATGAGTTCTTGGTAGTTGCCAGAATGATCCATGTTCATAACATACTATCTCCACCTTTGTATTATTGTTTACATATACAACTCTGGAGTAATCATATTTATTCCCATGAACCATAATTGCTTCTTTAATAAATTCTTCTTTGGTCTTTTTTCTAGGCATAATATTATTTTTTTTGTTGGCATGGTTAATATTCAAATAATGGGAAGTGTCATGCCTAAACCACTTATCGCAGGTTAATTACTCCTGCTATCCCATTATTCAATGCAAATATATACATTTATCTGCAAAAATACTATTCTAAATCTTCTTCTTTTTTTATATTAGAAAAACTTAGTACACTGGTGTACTAAATAGTTCCCTTATTTCATGGGATAACTTAGTTTATTCCTTTATTTTGTGTGCAAATTATTAACATAACTTAGAGGAATTATGAAGTTTACTAAAGAACAAGCCGTTGAACAACTCAAAGGCTTACTGACAGAAGGTGGGAAAACCCTGCATTTGTCAGACAGAACAATTAATGAGAATATAGATGACCTAATTCCATTATTGGCAAATGATGAAACTGAACTTTCTGATTTTATAAGTAAGGCATTACCTTTTGTAAAAAGGACAAATGCAAACTTTGAAAAAGAAAAGGCAGATTTTATTAAGAGCTATAAACCCACTCAATCTCAAACTACACAGCAGCAACAGTCTACAACTCCGCCTACTAATGACGATGCCTTATCACAATTACAAGCGCAGATACAGCAGTTGCAAGACAAAATAGAAAGAGAAGAAAAGGAAAAAACTCTATCGCAAGTAAGGAAAAACTTTAAATCTGAATTGAAATCCGCTGGGATTAAGGATGATAAGTGGATTGACACTTACATTTCTAAAATTCAAATTTCGGAAGATTTAGATATAAAGGAAGAAGCGAAGTCTACATTAGAATTATACAACCTTTCCAGAGTTGATATACCTGATGGGACAACCCCTTACAAGCCTATTGGTGGTGATCCCTCTAAGAGTAAGATAAGTTGGGATGATGTTAAAAATGAAAAATAAAAAAATTATAAGAATATGGTAGAAAATCTTTTAAATACGACCGCAGCCGTAATGTATGGTAGAACCATGTTACAGGGGAGTGGTATTATCGGAGGTACTAGAGAAGTCTTTGTGCCGAGAGTATGCGTATTGAATGACCAAGTATTCCCTCAAACTGGTGGTATTATCAAGAATCCGTTTAAAACAGGCGGTAAGATGTACGCAGGTGATTTGGTAGAATATCATTGGAATGGTAATGGTGTCGCTAATAGTCACAAAAATGCAGAAGTGATTCTTTTGAAGGTATTTGAAGTTCAGGCAGCTACTGGTTCTTCTGATACAACAGTATATATAAAAAGAGATGGTTTCAGACATAAACCTTGTGTAGGTGATGTTTTAATGAAAGCTCCTAATGATTTTGCTACGACAGGCACAGCAGTCACAGTTTCAGCAGTAGAGGCAACAACTAATACAAAAGAAAATGTATGGAAATTAACGTTGTCTGCAACTCTTGGAACATTGGCAAAAAATGATATTTTGGTTGAAGCTGCCGAAGCTGGTTCCGGTAAAAAGATGCTTGTTCAGAATCCAAATGCTGTTCTTCCTTGTGATTTGGATTTGAAATATAGACCTGCAACAGGTGAAGATGATGAGGAAGGAGCTACGTATATGGTTACACCTGCATTGCACGCAACAATGTACACCTATTTGATGTCTCCGATCCCTCCTGCTGTTAAAACTATTAACAAGTCAAGAATTGATGGTTGGTTTGAAATTTAAAGAAAATAAGAAGTATGTCAAGATTCGATTTTAATAATAGTAGATATGCGGCTTTTTTCCGTAGCGGAGAAGGTCAGCAAATACTCCGTGATTATATTGATAATTCAGGAATGATTAATATCAATTATAATTGGTGGAGAGGTCAGTTTACGGTGAATCCACAAGTAACTCCTACAGATGCATCAGGAAAAGCTTCTTTCATGGTTGAAGCCTCTATAAATCGTGCAGCAGGAGTATTGGATATGCGTGCTCCACTAGGTAAGGCGCATCCGTATAACAAGGAAGGTCTTTCATTCTATACAGGTACAATTCCAGATTTTACGTCAGATGCTATTGCAGAGACAGCTATGGAACGTATGTACAAACAGGAGTATTATGCAGAGTTTGGTAATGATGCTAAGTTTATCAGAGAATGGACAAAACGTGTCCAAGATTTGATTGATGCAAAAGATCAAACTGCAAATTACATGTGTGCTCAACTTCAAACCAAAGGCTATGTGCTATATGATATTGGTAGAGGTATAAAGGGTATTAAACAAAAGGCTGCTATTCCCGAAGAAAACTTTGTAAAGGCAGGTGAAAAAGTTTGGACTGCTCCTGATGCTAAACTGTTCTCTCAAATGGTTCTCATTGAAGATCAGTTCAGACAAAGAACAGGATTTGGTGGCGCAATGAAATGGCTTATTCCTAAGAAAATGTATCAAGACGTTTTCTTGGAAAATGCAGAAGTCAAGCTGTGGGTTAACTATATGCGCAACCTCAATACTAACAGCCCGATGGAAGCTCCTGATATTCCAGTTATTCTGAAAGAACAGTTTAATAGAGCTGTAGCTGCATTTGATGGGTTGTCTCCTATTGAAATTGTAGTAGAAGAAGAAAAGAATAAAGAATGGGGCGGTGATACTACAATTCATGGATGGGCTGAAAATGTAGCAGTTCTTCGTCCGGTGGGACCTGCGGGACTTATCATGCATACCAATACTTTGGATGAACGTATGGCAAGTATGGCTGGAAACAATGTGGTTTCTCAAACATTCGCATCTATTGACGGTTTCTCTTTGCTTCACAATGCAGAAATGGTTGATGGTGAATATAAATCATGGAGTACCCGTTTGATTACGTCATTTATTCCTGCTTTAACAGAGTTCCCGGAACATATTATTGTTGATACAGCAACAGCAGATTCTTAATATGGCTCAAATTGATATTATACACTATCTTGAAGGTTTGACTGCCTTTGTCTTTGACAAGGCAGTCCTTACCCGTATTGCAGTAGATAGAGACGTTATAAATATTACAGATACCAAACAGCTTACACAACAGCAAAAAGATTTGCTATTGGCTGATTTGCTTTATGTTATTTTTACCGCTCCCAATTACACTGCTAGTCTGACGAACCAACATGGAGCTTATACTCAAACGATTGGTAGCCAACGATACGATTCTAAAAAAGATGTATATAATATTATGATAGGTCTGTATAAGAAATGGGACGATCCAAAGGCTGAATTATTAGGTGGTAGTACAACAACTTGGATAAATGAGTACGACTGATGATTATAGATAGGGACATAATGCAAGAATATCCTTTTGATGGAGTATTTTACACTTATGGGATTGATGGAAGCAAACCTGCCGATCAACAGGTAGAAGAAGAGATTATAGTCTTGGAAACTAAATGTGATATACAAGGGGCGCAGAAAGAAGATTCAGGTGTAATATCAAACGCATACAATGTGTATTTCCCTTTTGATAAATCAGTAGGTATATCAATAAAAAAAGGTCATAAATTTAGGAGCAAGATGTATGGCTTCTCTATTACTGATGCTATCGTTATTGATATTATACCAACTCAATTAGGTGGTTGTGCAGTTTATGTAAAAGATAATACTAGTGGATAATGAGACGTGTAAGTCCATATATTGATGATTTGGCGAAGAAATTAGCTATAAAAGGTCGGAACTTAATTGAAAAGGCTTATTTAGAGGCTGACTACAATAAGAATAAGACCCAAAATCTTCACGATAGTTATGGGAGTGCAGTTTTTTATAATGGCGAACTTTATCCAAATAGTAAAATGTATTTTAGTAAAGCTGCAACAACTTCTAAATACGATCCATATCAACAAGAGGCAATTACAGGTAGACAGGCTATCTCTGATTTTTTCGATGATTATAAGCCAAAAGATAAGGGAATGCAGCTTGTAGTTGCAGTAGCCATATTTTATGGTGGAATATTAGAATTAGGCGGAGGTAATTTACGTAGGAAATATAAAGTTATATCTATGATTGGAGATGACATTAGAGCATTGGCACAAGAAGTAGGTAAAGCTAAAGTTTCTATAATTCAAAACGGGAAAGTAAATGGATAAGAATTTATTAAATATATCAACTATTGAAACCTTTTTCAATGAATTATTGGATGAAAAAGTATCTTCTAATACTTTCTTTACAACTGTCCCTACAAATATTGATACTACTTGGTCTGACCTTGTTGTGATTGACTGTGCTAATTCTATCCAAGATTTGAATGCCTATGGTGTAGGAACTGTATTAGTTTGGTTATATGCAAAGCCATTCAGCAATGGACGTAAGAATGTTGCTGTAATGTCTAAACTCGAAAAAGCTCTAAATGAAGCTTTAGAAAACAATAAAAATGCGTCTTATGCAGTTAGTAAGAAAGGCACATTTGCTGATTTTGACAGTGATGCTAAGATGCATTGTAATATAGTAGAAATTCAATTATTAATCGTTTAAAAATAAAAAATTATGGCATTAACAGTTACAGAGACTAGAAAAGATAATGCTAACTCCATTATCTACAATCCCAAGTTTTTATATGTAACACCGTATGTAGATGGCGTACCCGGTACAAAAACTTGGCAATGTATGGATATTATTCGTGATTCAACTACTATCACACAAGAGGATAATACTGAAAATCCTATTGAAAATGAATTATCTTCAACTCCAATCATTAACAACATTCAAGCAGGTAACTATACGTTTGCTACTGAAATTGGAGATTTGCAGGCAGGACTCTTAAAAGATTTGCTAGGATTTACCATTGGTACAAGTAAGAACGCCTATGCGCCTGATGGCTATGTAGAGAAATTTGCTCGTATCGACATGGTATTTCAAAATGGCAGTAATTTTACCGCTGTTGTATTGCCGAAATTGCAATTGAGCCCGACAATTACTCTTGATTCAATGAGTACTTCTATCGGTCGTATTGCTCTTGGCGGATCTGCACAGGCTGTTCAGTTCAAATATGGGTCAGATACTGCAACATTGACTCCTTTGGCTATGATTTATAATTACACCGTTCCGCCTGAAGATATGTCATTAGACGGCACGGGGGGAGCGTAAGGGAATCAGTATCTCCGGCTAATTCCCTAGAAAGTTCAATCGGAGAAACAACGGTAGCTTCTAATGGAGTTACATCTAAAAAGAAAAATACAATTCTTTAATAAAAGGGAGGGAGGTTACTCCTTCCCTTATTTTTTAAAAAGATATGACAAATAGTAAACCAACATATAAAACGATAAAAGATCCTGTTTCTGATGAAGCTATGGAACGTCTTGTGCAGATTATGACTGACAGCCCTAGCCTTTTAAAATTAAAAGATACAGAATGGGAAATTACAGCATTGAAACCCGGTATAATGTGGCTGATAGCTAAAGAAGCCGCACAAATAAATAAAGTAGAAAAGGCGACCTTTAGTGATGTATTACAAGGTCTTTCTATCAATATGCCATCTGTCTGTCGTATTCTGACGCTTGCTTTGTTGAATAATAAAAACCATATTAAAAGTGGCGACCCTGAATATGACAAAGTATATGATGCTTTATTTTGGGAATGCGAGGATATGAAAGACTGGGCTACTATTCTATTTGAAGTTCTTAACTTATTGTCAGTTGAGTTTTTTTTTGCGATTACAGAATTGACACAGACGTTCCGCCAAATGACACTGGAAAGAAAGACGAAGATGGAAGAACGAAAACAGTCATCGCAAGAACAAGCTACGGGGAAATGTTTGATTTTATAAAAGCTTATCCATCTGTGACTATGGAACAATACATGTGGCACATGACAGTTCCTCAAATATTGCTAGCACAATACGATACAACTCATATTGAATATTTGTCAGAAGAACAAGCTAAAAAAGACAAAGCACCAAAAATAAATTCAACCGACGACTTATTTAAAAACGATTTTGGCATACCAATTTTTAATCAAAAATAAATAACAATGGGAGCAACAGGATATGTATTAACAATACCTGATGAGGTATTAAAGAAACTAGAATTAGCAGATACTAAAATAAATGCTATAGCTGAAAGTAGCGAAAAAACAGCAAACAGGTTCAATCAAGCATTTTCGAGCATGGCTTTATCTGTTGACCCATTGATAAAACGGCTTGATGCATTAAAAAATATAGGTAAATTAGATTTAGGGTCAGGGTTAAAAAAATACACGAGTGATTCGGAAAAGGCTGCTGCTGGAATAGCCGAAGTTGCGAATAAGCTGAATCAATTAAAATATATATCTTCTCAATCATCGTCTGCCAATAATTCTGTTTTGGCATGGCAAGGTATTAATGAGAATTTAAAGATACAACAACAGCGGTTAGATGCAATAAATCGCTCAATCAAAGAATATGAAAATACTTTATCTCAAATACAAAGTGGTAAGGGTGGTGTATTATCAAAAGAAGATCAGTCTAATTACGCTGCAAATCTAGCCGAAGCTGAATCAATCAAACAAACAATAGCATTATATCAACAAAAACAACAAGCGATTGTAAATTACCAGTTAGAGCAAAAGAAGGTAGCTGACAATTTAGCTAAACTAAAAAGTTTAGAATCCGACTCAAAATCTTTGCCTGAACAAAGAAAACGTGAAGAATTAGAAAGATTGAATGCTTTATATAGAAGTGGTCAATCCTTACTGCAAAAACAAGCGAAGGCGGAAGATGAACTTGGTAAAGCTGCTCAAAAGGTTGCAATAGCATTAGATAAAGCTGCGAAAGCCGAAGAAAAGAAAAATAGCGCAAGAGCAAATAAGGCTAATCAAGAAGCAGCAAGAGCCGAAGAACAATACGCAAGAGCATTAAATAAAAGCGAGGTCACTATTGTTCAACGGGCAAGAAAGATTGAAGCATTAGCTAATGCACAAAGAGCCTTAAACTCTACTGGACGAGATTACTCTTCCCAATTATCTAAAATAGCATCGGAAACACAACGGCTTCAACAAGCAAATGATAATGTTGCAAAAAGTATGGAACGAGTTAAAAGATCTCAAAGTAGTGTACTCAATACTACCGATCAATTAACTAGGAAAATAGCATTATTATTTAGCGTTTCAGCTATACAGGGATATGTGGAAAAGCTAGTTTCTGTACGAGGAGAATTTGAACTACAGCAAAGAGCATTACAAGCGATTTTGCAAAACAAAGATGAGGCAAACGCTTTATGGGAAAAAACAGTGGCATTAGCTGTTAAATCACCATTCCAAGTAAAAGAATTGGTAACTTATACAAAACAGTTAGCTGCATACAAAATAGAGTCAGATAAACTATACGATACTACTAAAAGACTTGCTGATGTGTCGGCAGGACTTGGTGTAGACATGGGGAGATTAATTTTAGCTTATGGACAGGTTAAAGCTGCAAACTATTTACGTGCGTCAGAAGTAAGACAATTTACAGAAGCTGGTGTCGGATTGCTTCAAGAGCTTGCTACTATGTATACAGAACTAGAGGGTCGTATGGTATCTGTTGGCGAAGTCCAAGCTAGAATAACTAAACGTATGGTTGCCTTTGGTGATGTAGAAGAAGTTTTTAAACGAATTACGTCAGCAGGAGGTATATTTTATAACATGCAAGAAATTCAAGCCGAGACATTGGCAGGTATGATTTCCAATCTTAAAGATAACTTTGATGTTATGTTTAATGAGATAGGAAAGGCTAATGATGGAGTTTTGAAAGGATTTATAAATATATTAAATACTGTAGTTGCACAATGGAGAGATTTTGCAATAGCATTAAATACCGCAGGCACAGTTTTTGTTACATATTCTATAAAAGCTGCAATAGCAGCAGCAGCGAATAGAAAGATTGGCGTATCGGCAACCGAAGCAATGATAGCACAAGGTGGATTAGCTAAAGCTATTGGGTATACTACAAATGCTCTAATAAAATCATTTAATTTTGTAAAGGCAAACCCGTGGATTATTTTAGCTACAGCTATTGCAGGAACTATCTTCTATCTAAAAGATTTAACAGAAAGACTTGACGAAACTCGTGCTACATACGATGTTTTAAATAATCAAATAGATACTCAAAAAAACAATCTTGAATCTTTAACAAATAAAATAGAGAAGCAAGTTAAGGCACAAGAAGATGCAGAATCTTCTTTATCAAACGTAAAGAAAGGAACGCAAGAATATAAAGAAGCCGAACAAAAAGCTAATGAAGAAAGAGAAAAAACGCAGAAACTTTTAAATATACTAAAAACACAATATCCCGAAGTATACGCAAAGGTAATGCAGAATAAAGAAGGTATAAAATCATTAGCATCTGAACAAAAAAAATACAATGATGAACTTGAAAGAACTTCTGTATTAAATAAATTAATGCAAGCAGATGTTCCATTAATTGGCGAATCCTTTAAAGAACAAGCAGAAGCTTATACAACGTCATTAGATAAACAGAAAAAAGCCTCTACTGATTTAAAAAACACATATAAAGCTTTAACTTCTGAATTAAATTATCTTTTTAAGACTGATAGTAAAATTCCTGATTATTTAAAACAAAATGCTCAATTAGTTATAAATAGCAATGATAATATTGAGAAAAAAACTAAACTTTTAATATCTTATTCAGAGGCTATATCTCGACATACATCTACTTCTAATCGTACATTAAATACACTTAGAAAAAATGCAGAAGATTCTTTAAATAGCTTAGAAGATGCTAATGAAAATAGAGTAGTTCAAATGCAGGAGATGAACAAAAGTTATGTTTCTTTAAGAGATAATGCTCTTAAAGAAGCAAATATTACATTAGCTGAATTTAAAGCTTTATCAAAAGAGCAACAAGAAGATTTAGGAAAGAGAATGGCAACATTTATAAAATCTTCTGCCGGGGCGGAAAGCAATTTTGCACGCTTTTTTTTAAAAAATAGAATAAAACAAGATTTAGGTATTAGTATTTCTTATGACGAAAAGGAAGTCGAGAAAGAAATGACCGACCTGCAAAAAAAACTATCTGAATATGTAAATGAATATAATAATAAGCCTGAAATAAAAGGGAAAAACGCTTTAAAATTACCAATTGTTACAGCAGAAACAGATGTAGAAGAATATAGAGATAAAATTTTTGCAGCTGGTAAAGCCTTAATTGAAGCAGCGCAGGAAAATGCTAATTCTGTTGAGAATCTTGCACCTCATATAGATAAGAATCAAAAGGTCGCAATTCAGTTAGCAAAATCAGCTGGGGAGGCTCAACAAGCTCTAGCTAAACTTTTTGGATATACGGATAAGAAAGGCGAAAAAGCCGGAGAGACAGCCTATGAGCGTAAGATAAAGGCTCAATTAGACTTATTGAAAAAAATGCAATCTCAATATGAGAAGCTAAGGCAGACAATGGGAGAAGAAGATGCTACGAGCACTATAACTTCATCTTTTGGAACAGCTTATCAAAAATTATTCAATAAGCCATTAAAACTTAATTTTGATAAGGCTTCGATAGCTAATGAGATGGAGTCCATTTCTAATACTATTAGCGGTAAATCAGCGGAAGCATTAAAGAGAAGTTGGCAAAATACCATTGGTGAATTACGTTCAGAAATTACAGTTTCAGCGACTCTTGATAATATCAGTGAATTTGAACGTCAAATGGACTCAATGTTTAATAGCTATCAACTGTATATCGAATTGGAGGCTAAAGGTGTTCCTAAAGATCTAATTCAAAATCTGTTTGGCATTGATGTAACTACGTTGGACGATATAGCTAGAGCGTTAGAGGAAAAATATCCTGATGTTACAAAATTAGGAGAAAAAGAACTTGATTCTTATTTCAAGATACAGAAAAAAATAACTGATAATCAAAAGAACGAACTTAAAAGACGTTCTGATTTATTGTATAATTATTTAGAACAATCTGTAGACAAGGTTAAACAAGTACAAAATTCAGGAGCATTGGAAATCAGTTTTGCCACTGATTTCTTTAATAAAGGAAGCTTGAATGCCGAACAATATGCGACAGTCGTTAAAAATGTCACAGAGAAAGTAAATAAGGAAGTTAGCAAGATTAATACAGATAAGTTCAAAGAAACTCCTGAATATATTCAAGCTATGGGTGACTTATCCGCTTATTCTGCTTCTCAATTAGAAGTAATGATAGCTAGAATGCAGGAGCTTATAAACTCTTCTGCCGGAAATCTAAATGCATCAGATTTGAAAGTATATACAGATTTGATAGATAAGATACAAGACAGATTAAAGCAGATTAAATCTCCGTTTAGTAAAAATGCTTTTGCAGAATTTAGAGAACTAAAAAGACTACAAGCGGAATTTAATGCAGAAACAGAAAGATATAATCAACTGTTGAGAGAACAGAAAATTGCTAAAGATAGACTTGAAAGCGCAAAAACAGAAGCCGAACAAGCTAGAGGTAGAATTGGAATAGATGCGTCCGCAAAAGATGACCTTATAGCAGCTACAGAGAGTTTGCAAGATGCTAATAGTGCTTTAAATAATTCTAATGATAAATTGAACATTTCACAAGGTAAACTGTCTAACATATCCGGTAAAATGGGACAGATACAGGGTGGAATGAGTGCAGCCATGTCAATGATTGACAAGATAGTTACAGGAATATATCAATCTATCAACGCTACCATTGACATAATGAATCAATTTAAAGAACTTCAAGAATCACAAGGCGTTGATACGTCCAAAGGAGGATGGAGAGAAGCGGCACAAGCAGGAGAATTATTGGGTAATGTAAACGAAAAAGTTATGTCCTCTTGGAATAATTTCAAGAGTGGTAATATTGCCGGAGCAGTAGCCGATGCGGTTGGCTCTATAACATCTATTTTCACAACATTAAATAAGCAACATGATGCTAGAAGAGAGCAAACCATTCAAAAGGAAATAAAGCAAGTAGAAAAGCTTCAAAAGGCTTATCAAAGATTAGGTAATGCAATAGAAAATGCATATACTATTGATACTCTGAATATGAGTACTGAAAATGCTCAACGTAATATTCAAGACCAAATAAAGAGTTATCAAAATATGATAGCTGCCGAAGAAGATAAGAAAGATACAGATTGGGATAGAATAGATGAATGGAAAGAAGCTATAATTGATTTGCAAGAACAGGCAGATCAACTTAGGAGTCAGAAACTTAATGAATTAGGAGGTTTTGGTAGCGGAGCAGACATGAAATCTGCCGCAGAAGAATTTGCATCTGCTTGGCTAGAAGCCTATAAAGAAACAGGCGATGGATTAACAGCATTAGAAGATAAATGGGATGAATATATCAATAATGTAATTATGAAACAGTTGGCTCTAAGAGGAATAGAAAAATTCTTAGAACCGATAATGAAGAATTTAAATAATATGATTGGTTCTGATTCATATTTATCTAATGATGAATTAGAAGCGTTGCAGAAACAAATTGAGGAAACGATGCCTGCTTTAAATGAGTATTTCAAAACAATAACAGAAAATTTCGGTGTACCAATTACTGGTGGAGAGGACAATGGCTCTACTCTTAACAAAGGGATTCAATCAATCACTGAATCACAAGCTGATGTGTTAACTGCTTATGCCAATTCTATTCGTTTCTTTTCAGCAGATTCAAATCTTCGATTACAAAATATAGAAGCTATGTTTAATGGAACTATAGAAAGTCCATTAATTACGGAAATGAGAAATCAAACGATGTTAATTCGTAATATAAACTCTTTATTAGATGGAGTCGTAAAAGCCGGACATCCTGATGGAGGTTTTGGAATAAGAGTTTTTATGGATTAATTTGGATTCCCTTTGGAAATATCGGATATAATATCTATCTTTGCCTAAAAAATGGAATTAAAAGTAATAGTAAAGGTTGGAGATAGATATTATCATCCAATACATGGTTGGTATGAAGTTATAGGTATTGTAGATACTCAAACAGTGACAATAAAGTTTGATAATACACAAACAGTTAGAAACGTTTCAAAATATCGAATACTAAATGGGAGAATAAAGGATTACAAAAGCTCTTTTTATCATCAAGTTGGGGAATCATACACTAATAAATATGGAAGATATGAGATTATTAAAATTCTTCCACATAAAAAGGCTCTTGTAAAATTTGAAAATACAGGAACGATTGTAGAATCCACTATTTGTAATATTAAAAATGGAAGAGTAAAAGACTTTAATTCTCCTGAAATTTTCGGTATAGGTTATATTGGTTGTTTTAGAAATAATGAAAGAATAAGTAAAGATAGGGCTTATGTTGTTTGGAGGAATATGTTAATGCGATGTTATGATGAAAAAACGCATATTAAGCGTCCTACTTATATTGGTTGCACAGTTTGTAATGAATGGCATAATTACTCTAACTTCAAGCAATGGTTTGATGAGAACTACCAAGAAGGATATTGTCTTGACAAGGATATTCTATTTAAAGGTAACAAAGTCTATTCGCCTAAAACATGCTGCTTTGTACCTAACGAGATAAACTCCATTCTGACGAAAAGACAAAATTATAGAGGGAATCTACCAATTGGAGTACGTTATTCAGATAGTAGACTTAGATATAAAGTACAATTTACAAAATCATCTGATAAAACATATATAGGATATTTTTCTGCTCCCGAAGAAGCATTTGAGGCATATAAAAGGGCTAAAGAAGAGTACATCAAGGAAGTAGCAGAAAAGTATTACAAAGAAGGAGCAATTTCTGAAAAGGTTTACAACGCATTGATGAATTACGAAGTTGAAATAACAGATTAATATTGTTTTCAGGAAAGAGTAGCCGGATTAATTTCCGGCTTTCTTATATCCCAATGATGTTAGTAATTTTCGTATGCCTTCTATTCCTTTTTGATATACAATAGTCTTAAAGTTTATACATATATCTCCATTAGGTTTGGTAAATTGAGTTTCTATAACTCTAAACCAACATGAATCTACATAACGCTGCATCGGCTGATTATTCCCTTGAAGAATTTTATTATCTCTCAAGATTTCAAAAAGTTTGTTTCTTCCAATCCCCATATTAAGAACTTTTGCCACAGTAGCCATATCGCAGGCGTCTTTACTATCAGTTACTTGGTCAAAGAACTCTTCTTTTGGTTTCATTTCTTCAATACGAGCTTGCTGTTTTTCCAATTGTTCGGCTTGTTCAGCAGCTAATCTTAGAGCTTCGGCAAATGTTTTCGGCAAAACCAGATTGTTTATAGCCTTATGAAATACTTGTCGATATACTTCAAATACAGGTCTTAATTTACGAGCTATAAAGAACTCTAAACAAGAAACGGATAATTTGTAATCTACCTTGTTATTCCCACCCCATGAATTTTCTAAATCTTGCTGCGCATCTTTGCGCACCGACTGATAATCAACTCCTTCTATGAATTGGTCATTTGATGTTAATGCTCTTACAGCTTCTTGTTTCCTTCCATAAACAAGCATCCAAACATCATCAAGATTGACGGGAAACTCATTATTAGATTGAGATAATTCAAGTACTGCATTAAAGTACGTTTTCAATTCCTCATTAGAACTTTCTTTTGATAAGATGATATTGTTCATAATAGTATAAAAAGAATGTTCCGAAAAGAGCCACAACACATCTTTCCGGAACACTCCGCTAATAAATTAGCAATTTCTTCTTGTCAGTTGTGGTTGACGCTGCAAATATACTACAAATTTTCTCTATTCCAAAACTTATCTAAGTCTTTTGGTAGAATTGGCTCTATTTTTTTCAGTAAATCTTCATAAATAGAAGTATATACCTTGTGAAATTTCAATCCATTCTTTATTTTAGCACACAACTTCTTTATTCCTCTAGGTTGTCGAGGATATATTTTACTGATTGTTAGTGGAGACATTTCCAACTTATAATGTAATATATAAAAAAGAAAAGCTCTAGCTGATATTACATCTTCTGTTCTTTCTTTATTTATAATCTGTTGTCCTGTTACTCCAAAATGTGAACAGATGATTTTCTCAATCTCTTCTATTTTATTTTCTACATCAATGTCTAATTTCATAGTGTACTATTATGGACACAAATGTACTAATTAGTACACTATTATCCAAATATATTCGGTAATATTTGATAATATGTTGATAAATAACATAATACAAGCACTAAAATACTGTATAGTATATCTTAATGTATTTTTTATGGAATCAAAAACAGTAGTTTATACACCCGAAGCTGGGTGTGGATGCGGAAGTGGCATGATGGGTATGCTTGCACCACTTTTGCAACAGAAGGGCATTGACCCTAATTTATTGATGGCTCTTAACGGCAAAAACAATGGCTTTGGCGGAGATGGGTCGTGGTTTATGTGGATTATCTTCTTGTTCTTCCTGTTCCCATTGATGGGTCGTGGAGGCTGGGGCAATGGCTTCGGTGGAAATGACGGTGGTGTTCCGGCTAATGCAGGACTTGCTGGATTGATTAACAACGATACTGGTCGTGAGCTTTTGATGCAAGCAATCAATGGAAACGGACAAGCAATTAACAACTTGGCTACTAACTTGAATTGTTCTGTAGGTCAAATCCAACAGGCAATTAATGGAGTTAGCTCTAAGGTTTCCGAAGTTGGTTGTCAGGTAGGTCAGTCTTCATTGCAAGTTATTAATGCTATACAGTCTGGTAATATGAATATTGCCGCTCAAATGGCACAATGCTGCTGCGATATTAAAACCGCAATTCAACAGCAGGGTTTTGAAAATCGTATCGCAACAATTAATCAGACAGATGATTTGAAGTCTAATGCTAATACGCAGTTTAACATCATTGGGGCAAAAATTGACGCACAAACTCAAATTTTGGCTGAAAAATTCTGCGAATTGGAGAAGAGAGAAATGCAGCGTGAAATCCAACAGTTACGTGATGAACGCAACGGTTATCAGATGTCCGCATTAACGCAACAGCAGACACAGAATCTTGTTAATACATTGCGTCCGTGCCCAATTCCTGCATATTTAACATGTTCTCCTTATGCAGGCATGAACTTCCCTTTTGGATATAATGGTTATCCTTATGGTAATGGTGATTGCGGTTGCAACAATGGATGCAACACTGGTTGTGGTTGCTAAATAACGTTATAGGGATAACAGGCATATTGTTATCCCATAACTATTAATAACAAATTAATTTTACAATTATGTTTAATCCTTATTTTTTGCCTTATAGCCAATGGACAAACGGGATGTTATCCCGCAAGTTCCCTGTTTGTAGAATAAACAGAAATGGAATACCAAAGGTTAGAACAATATCAGTAACTACCACAGGAAGTATAGTAACTTATTCTATATGCCCGTGGGTATTCAAACAGTTATGTAATGACGGTTTGATGTTGCTTCGTATCTCACAAATACCATCAGCTGGTGCTGGTTCATCCGCATTTACGGTGTCTTTACAAACATCTTCAAATCCGCCTGCGGGTTCTACTGGAACACCTCTTGTAAATGGTGTTGGTGCTCCGATGACTTCTAATGAAGTTGTAAATGGCAATTACTTGCTGATATATTTCAATAAATGTGATGGAATATTCCAAGTTGTCAACCATATACCTGCGGCAGCACCAGCAGCAGAGGTAGCATCAGAGACTTTGAAAGCAAGTAAATAATTAAAAAAGTATTGTTATGTTTAGTAACGTAAGACAAGGGAATCTATTTTATATCCTTTCAAAAGGTGAAACGCCTACAGTGAAGATTGGTCAGGTTGAATCTGTCAGCAACCCTACTCCTAAATATCCTTCATACACACCCGGTCAACCATTTGGGCAACAGCCGGAAATGCTTGTGGATATAAAGATTAAATGTGGTGAAGAGCTATTAGACTTTCAAAAACTTCCTGCAAACGGAGAAGTGTTTTCTTATCCGAATGCGATAGTATCTGACAAGAAAGAAGCTATCATATCGGAAGTGGAAGCTATGCTCCAAAATAGTAGGCAGATTGTGAGTAGTGTAGATTATCATGAATCAGTGATAAACAGCTGTGATGAAATTCTAAAACAGCTTAATCCCCAATTTGCAAAAGAAAAGCAACAAGAGGAAAAAATAGGCTCTTTGGAATCGGAAGTTAAATCTTTGAAAGGAGATTTACATGATATAAAGGATTTGCTGTTGAAGCTAAACAATAGCAATAGTAGTAATAAATCAACTAATAGTAAATAATTATGGGAATGATAGAAATAGCTGAAAAGCATAGAGGTGGCGGTTTCGGAAGAGCAATCAAGGATTTCAAAGAAAGTCTTGAATGTTTAAAAGAGGATTTTGAAACTCTTTGGGATGAAATCGAAGAAATGGGCGAACGTGATGACCGTGAGTACGACAGAATGTACAATAAAGAGCGTGAGCGTGACGACCGTTATTGGGACGAAAATGAACGTATGGGCGAACGTAGAGGTCGTCGCAGACGTTATCGCTAATTGACTTTTCAAGGGGAGAATCATCTCCCCTTTTGTCTAACAATTAATAATAAATTATTATGGATAAAGGTATTAGCTTCGATGTATGGGATAATGTTCCTCGTGATATGAGAGCTTATCTTCAAAACTATGGTATGAATTTCAATAAAAAGGCTTGTGATTTTGCTGTTTCTTTAATGAAAGACAAGAATGGAAAAGTCACTCCTATACCTAAAGAAAAGTTTGAAGAATTGATGAACAAATATAATATCAAATTGGAGAACGATAATGGATATAATGGAGTTTATACTTTAAATATGGCTAAGGCTGATTACTATGGAAGTTCAATTCAAAATGAGCAACAGCTTGCACAATTTGTAAAAGATTTTCTCGACGATGTAGACGGGAGTCCAGAAAAGCCATTTAGATATTTCTACTCTATGTGTATGGCAAATGGTGTCGTTATAGAGTGGAGTGATATTTTGTAAAACATAGGGTATCGGCAGCTACGATACCCTTATTTGTTTTAACTTAACAAATTTACTATGATAAGGAGAACTATTTACTTAGATAAATATGATTGGTTGGCAGATATTTATTTTGATTATAAATGCAAATATTCTGATGACCTTATAGATAAATTGGAGAGTATGGGTATAAGTGAGGAAAGGTTAGATATTGCTTATGCTGACCTAAATTCTTGTAAAGACAATATAGGCTTAACATATTCTTCGTTTATTGAAAAGAAAACGATTATTGTGATAGGTGAAGCTACAAGTGCAAAAGAATTTATGAAAACATTCACGCATGAAATAGGGCATCTTTCAACACATATTTGTCAATATTATTATATTAATGTATATGGGGAGGAAATACACTATATAGACCAAGATATAATCGAAGAAACGTGGGATATAATAAGAGAATATTTGTGTGATTTTTGTAATGATAAAAAATAGTAAAAATGAGAAACAAAGATTTTAAGAAAGCATTAGAAAGCGACAGACCTATCAATTCAATGTTTGCGCTCATTCCTGAAAAACAAAAAAAAGCTTTTATGAAGTTTGCAAAGAATTTTGGTTTTACGGAAGAGAAGATAAATAGTATTCTCCAAAGCGAAAAATAATACAGCCTATGAAAGTCAAGAAAGTGAAATATGATGCTGTCAAATTGGCAATCATACGTAAGAATTACATGATTAATGAGGCAATCAATGATTTAGTGAGAGATTTACCTCATTGTGATTTTGAGAAATTAAGATTTCAACTTACAAATGAAATTATGGAGTTGCAATCACTAAAAAGCGAAGGGGCTAAATAGCCCCTCTTCTTACTCTATCGTAATTACAATTTTCTCACCTCTTTTATGTGCTGCATCCATTTTTTTATAAAGATTGGTAAATGTTTCAGTACTATTAATGACTTGTCCTTTAATCTTATTTTGTCCAACAAGAATGCAACCTAGCGTATCTTCCGGCTTGTTTCCAACATGAATTAATACTCCTTCAAATCCTCTAACATCACATAATCTAGGAAGTTTACCATCACAGAATTTAGCCCATATCCTATCTTTGAATTTAGGACTAACAATATTCATGTCAATTGCATAAGTTCCTATAGGAATAGCGGTTTTCCCATACTCCTTTTTTGTTTGAATAACAGACAAAGGCATCTCATTGCTTAGTCCTCTATCTGTATCTTCGATAGTGTCACATTCATATACATTATTTATAAAAAGAGAACCAATAGTATAATTCGTTCCTTTAAATCTTCTTTTTAATTTTATTTCCATATTCAATCTTTATTTTCATTACGTGTATTATATTTCTTCAATGCAAGTTCGCTTATATTATTATCTTTGATATATTGATTACGTCTTTTCAGAGCATCTTCTAATGTTCTAAACATGCCGACATCAATACTTTTAGCACCGTAATATACACGAACCTTATACCTTATTGGGTTTTTAAGACGAGGTATTATTCTGCGGTAGATCCATTTATGTCCTGTATTACTCATTTCTTAAACAACAATTTTAATTCTTCAACACTAGCCTTATGATAATTATCTGTATCATTATCTTTGGGTAGATACATAAATTCGATTCCTGATAATCCTCCTTCTAATTCGTTATCATGATATATACCCCAATCTCCTTTACTGTTAGTAAAGACTTGTCTGTCATCGGTATCATCTCGGAGTGCAGCAATAAAATAGAATAAGTTTTCATTTTCACCGCAATCAATATCGTTTTCTTCCCTTTCTGATAAAAAACGTTCCAATTCTTTTTCTAATGAAAGATTATAACACTCATCAGGATAACCAACGCCATGAATAGATTGGGTAGGAATACATATATGAATCCATACAGCTCTATCAAAATAACAGCAAGGACAAATATGATAACCAAGTTCCTTTAGTTTATCTAATATTTTCTTGTTGTTTGCTCTTAAAAAAGCTTTTTGAATAAATCCCATATCTATTTCCTCCCTGTACTACCTATTCCGTTTAAACCTCTTTCTTTTTCATTTAGCTTTTCAACTTCTACAAAGTCTATTTTAGGAGTTAACCCAATCTTCAACTGGGCTACTCTATCTCCTACTGAATATCGTTGTAAATTTGTTAATACGTGATAGAAGATAGCGCATATCTCATTAGTGTAGCCTTCATCCACTGTACCGACAGAGTTAGTCATAATCATCCCTGTCTTCCAAATACTGCTTCTTGGTCTTATATCAATGGATAATACATATCCGCCTTTCCGCATAGTCTTAATATAGTCTTCATCTATTTGGAAAGCTAATCCCAGTCCGTACTTATACACATTTGGTGCTATCTCTTCGCATGAAGTAGCATATAGGTCATAACAAAAATCGTCATCGTAATGTTTAACTGGAATCTTTGCATCAGGATGCGTTTTCTTAAATTTTACTTTCATCTTCTTTATCGTTTAATTGTTGAGCTTTAATAATACATTCACCAATAATGTTTGGGTTTTGATATGCGTCTACTAGATTCTTATATGCTTCTACACATTCAGAGCTATCATTGTAGTTTATATCTTCTGCTTTTCTAAACACCCAGTTTACAAGATTGTTTATAATGTCCAATAATTCTTTCTGCTTATAATGTCTTAGAGCAATCGAATCTTCCGCAAATTTAATACATTCTTTTATTCTATTTGATATTTCGGTGATAGAAAGTTTAGTCATTGAGCGAGCAACTTCTACCAATGATGCAAAATAGGGATTTTCGACACCTTTTATTGTAGATAGATAATTCTCCAATGCCTGTTGATATTTAAGTAAAAGTGGCTTTGTGTAAAGGTCTAAACTATCGTTAAAGTCTACATAAACTGTTCCACTGGAAATAGTCAGGTTATTAACTTCCTTTTGATACCAATTTACCCTTTTCTTTGCGGCATAAAATAGTTTCTTGGTTTCTTTATCTTTATTTTTAATTGATGGTTCAATATCCAAAACGCAACAGTTGCACATTTCATTGAGAGCCATTACCTGATAAACACTTACTAGCAATATTTGGTTAGGCTTCATTGGAACTTCCTCTGGCTCTTCAAATTCTTTCGGATGTGCTTCTTCATACGATTTGCCAAATAGATAGAAATCAAGGATTGCAGGGTCGTTAGGACATATTGTTTTAGCCCATTCTGTCACTTCTACAACTGTTTTCATATCATTGCTCTTTCTTGTGATTGCTCCAATTTCTCTTAGAGTATTAAGGGAATGAACATCAAGCGGAAGAAGAAGTTTTGATTGGTCCAATGACTTCCATATTCCTACATCTATTGGACTATTCTGCCGGACTAGCCAACGAAGCATAAGGTTGAGCCTTTTGCAGCATGAAGATGTATTTTTAGGAAATCCATTTATACCATCAAAGAAAGAAACGATGCTTTCAAGATAACTTATATTCTCATTTATTGATTTATTATAAATAGCAGTTTCTAAATCCACATTTATTGTATAAAAACCAAATAGGCGTTTACATATCGTATAAAAATCATCCCATTTTAGCATACGATACCAACAAACATCACCCTTTTCCCAATGCTTGTTTTTTATATACCTGTATGGAGATTCTCCCATAATAGCCAATGTCTTTTCGCAAGCTTTATAGATTTGTTGACGGTTGCCGAAAGCTAGGGTAGAACAGATTACTGCTGCGACTTCAATATCTCGCTTATCTTTATACTTCCAAAGGAAAGAAACAGGATCTTTCTCGAAAAATTTTCTATCTTCGTATTTTGATGTAAGTTCTTTAAAATTCTCCATATTCATTTAGTTATTGAATAAAATTCTTTCTTTAAATCCAGGCAATGAATTTTTTCATGGCATGTTTCACATAAAACTATCAAGTCTTTATCTTTATATTCCCAAGCCATTTTACCTTTTATATACCTTAGGTGATGAATCTGTAAATTTGAGGTAGAACCGCATTTACTGCATTTTGCTCCTTTCTTTTTAAGAATTTGCAAACGTCTATCAAGCCATCTCTTGTCCTTCAACTGCTCATTATAAGAAGGGTTTCTTTCAACTTTAAAAGTATGAGTTGATATAATTCTCTTCTTTCTTTTTTTACATTGTTTTTTAGGATATATATAAGCTTTATAATCATCATTTAAAGCATGCTTCTTTATCCATTCTATTTGTTCTTTAGTATATTTAGTATTAACTTTCATAATAGATGTATTAATCAATATTCCAAGAGCTTGAATTTAGCTGAAAGAGTGTAAATCCCCTTTAGAAAAAGAAATAAATTTCTCCAAAATCAAATTTACACATGAAGTTATCCAAATTTTAACAACATTCCTGTCGCCATCATTCCCTTCAATCGTGGCAGATTACTAATATAGATGAATCTACTTTTAGAACTTATGTGTCTATACCACATGCACGCTGCTGTTCCAAATCCCCAGCTTGCCTAAACGTGCGCTTTACTCTTGGCGAAAGACTTATTAATCGAGGTTTCTAGCCGATACAAAAATAAGCCGTATTAGAAAAATCCAATACGGCATAAAAAAATCCGTACTGTCAAGGTAGTGAGAACAGTACGGATTTAAGAATATATTTTTGTTACTTAAAAAAAAGTCTATTAATATGTCCGTATTAGCTCACTACTTCTAATACATCGGCAAATATCCGAATAATATTTCATACTACCAAATTTATTCGTCTCTTTTTTCATTTTCTTTATTTTCAAGAATAATAATATGGCTATGTCCTTTCCCTGCCGACCAGATATCTCCTTTAATGGCTGTATAATCTTTAAGAGAGTTTTCTGCGCATTTAACAAAGTCATCGACTCCATCAAAGATTAATGGTTCTTTATTCTCTAATTTTTTCTTTGGTCTATTTAAGAACTTATAAGTTTTATCTCCAAGATAAGTTAAGACACGACCGATAAACAGTCCTATAATGAATGCTAAAAAGTTTCCTATTGTCATATTATTATAACGATTTTAGAAGTTCCTCTTTTGTAGAATATAAAAATGTTTCAGATAACCATATATTACCTCCATTAAATACGTATTGAATATACATATTATCTACATCTATTCGTATATTTTCAACTTTATTTGATACACATTTATTGTCATGCATAAACCAAACTGTATCTCCAATATCATATTTTGTACTTATTGTCATAAAACTACATCTTTAACTGATTAATAATATCTTTTATTTCTTCCGAGTTGATATGTCCTCTTCCTTTTGGTTGAAGGAGCATATCTGCAAACAAGTCGGCTACAACGTTATTGATAAATTCTTGAAGTAAATGCTTGGCTAAATAATCATCATCGGTGATTTTTTCTATGTGTGATATTATCTTGGCAAGCATTTCATTGTTTTCTTTCGTTAGCCGAAGAAGCTCATTTATCTGTTCATCACTCATGGCATTAATTCAGATAATTGTTCGTGGGTAAATTTGATAATTTCGGTTTTATATAGATCATAACCGTAATCATAAACTTTAACATTAATGAAATCTGGGTAAAAAACTATTCGTACAAGACTTGCATATTCGCCAAAAGAAGATTTAGCCTTTACTTCACTTTCAATATTATTCCAAATATAATCTTCAATGTCTAGTAGTCTTTCCTGTAAAACATGAGCTTCATTTGCCAAAAGCTTTATTTCTTTCTCTTTCATATCATTTTCCTCCAATTATTTTATAATCGCAAACGTCATCTTTCAATATTAACCCATTGCTTTGAACGGTAGAATACAAATGGATTATAACCTGTGTGTCATCTCTGTTGTCGATATAAACTTCTTGCCAGAGCTTTGCTATTTGTTTCATTGTTTTTTCCAGCTTGTCTTTGCCTATATCTCCATATCCGATCCATTGTTTTTGTTCTAACAAAGATATATGTTCGTCTTTCGCCCAATGATAAGCGGATGCTTCTAATATATAAATATTTTTATTTTCCATTTTTTTCTTTAATTTGTTCCAAAGTTATTCTCATTCCTTCTTGTAATCCTTTTGAATAGGCATCTTGTCTTTCTCCCAAATTCCAAAGTATATATGTAACAAGAAGTAGAATCATGCATACTACTCTATGCCACATTGGTAGTTTGATACTAAATGGAGATAAATTTATTTCCATGTGTCCAACAAATGCAGCGACAAATACAAAGGCTACAATCATTATTATCAAATCTTTCATGGTTTTATTCAATTAAATTACTTGCTAAATAGTCATCTTCTGACATTTCAAAGATACCTGTAATTACCACATCACTGTATCCTTTTGTAATTTCTATGTAATGTTCAACTTCCCGTATAGACAGATCACCAATGACGGTGTATAATTGTCTCCCATATACATATTCATTGTGCTTGATAGCTATGTAAGGGAATAAAAAGAATCTTGTTTTATTCATTTTCATCTCCTATGTATATTAATTGTTTCCCCCATAACTTGATTGTTTGCACCTTACCTTTTTTTATAAGATCATAAACCCATCTACGCTTAATCCCTTTTAAAAAAGCGTATGTGTCAATAGTAACCCATTTGTCAGTATCTATCATCATAAGTTTTTCCTCCTTAAATATTCGCAAATTAAAGTTGCATCTACTTTGTTGTCATCAATATTACTACATCTATCGGTTCGTCTAAAATCCAATTCAGGGAAAAGACGTTTTGCGGCATTGATTGATGTTGCTTTAGTATTCACTTCTTTCTTGTTAATCTCTTTATTTTTGAGTTTTACTTTCTTATATGTTATTACCATATCACTGTTTTGCCAAAGGCTCCCCTGCCATGTTTTGGGAGCAATCAAATGATAAGGTATTTTATGAGCTATAAGCAAAGCTTGTAATTTCCCATATATCTCTCCAAAAGAGAATGTGGCTTTTGCGCTACTACCCAATATAGCATGAACACATTCAAGTCCTGCTACTATGTTTGGATATTTAGACTTTAGATATTCAAGCATATCTGATATTTGGTAAAAATCATTATCCTTTAAACTCATGTGAGTCCATTCTCCATTTACTTGTATCGCAAGATAACCCAAAGCACCGGGGTCTATCCCTATGTAACATTTATTCTCCATATTTTTCTTTTAAACTTTTAAGTTCATTTGATACTTTCATATATTTAGAAAGTAAATCATCATAAGCTAATTTTAATCTTTTTCCTTTTAATCCTGAACCATGAAGATTTTCATCAGCAGGTTTTAGACCTATTTGTTCATAATAAGCCATCATATATTCCTTTCTTTCATCTTTAGGTATATCTTTTAAATGGACTTGCATAATTTGAGGTCTTTTTGCCTCTTTTAATTCATATTTCAATTCTTCATTTTCAGATTGCAATACTCCTATTTCAACCTTTGCTGCTTTATAATCTTTTAAAAGATACTTGAATAAAACCTCAATAGGTAAATCTTCTAAATCAATTTTATTATCATTCTTCATTTTTCTTTTTATCCATTATTTGCCATAACAAATTAACAGGTAATATATCCTTATTATACCCATTTTTTATTAATTCCATATTCTTTGCTAAATCCCTAGAATCAATAGGGAAATAATAGTATATAGGATTTTTATTCTCCGCTTCTATCGTCATATCTATTAAAGATTGTAGATAGTCTCTAAGTTTAAAGTAATTAGGATTTGCCATTTAAAATTCCTCCTTTTTTAGTTCTACAGTGATACCGCTATCTGCAAATATAGCTCTAAATCCTGTCTCTTCAAATATTCTCTCACCAAACTTTTTTTCATCGCTATTTTGATTACTTAGATGAAGCCCTATGACTGTCTTTAAATTACGAGACTTATGTCTTTTAATAACTTCAATAGCCTGTTCCAATGATAAGTGATTTTCAGATGCACTAGACGACCATTCATCATGTATCGCATTATCTACAATCACATCATTACTGTAATTAGTTTCAATCATTAAAACATTTACATCTTTCACCTTATATTTAAAATAAGAGCAATCAGTTATAAACAAAATCCTTATTCCATCAGGACAATCTATTATAAATGAATAACATTGTGCATTATGAGGAACTTCAAGACATTGTACTTCAAAACCTCCAATACGATATTTAGTTTTAATAGAAAGTTCAACTACGTCAGGAAATATAGACTTTGTTTCTTTATTTGAATAAACGGATATTGCTCTTAATATTAAATTAGGAATATCTAAAGAATGGTCTGAATGACTTCATCGGTGGCTGACTAAACAGCCAACCACCCTACCTCCTTCCCAATTTATAGCCGGAAGTATCTTATTTTTAAAAGATACACCTGCTTCAATTAAAAGGATTTCATTATTACATTCAAGAATATAGCTATTGCCTTTACTGCTACTTCCCGCTATTTTCAGATATGCCATAAACCCATTTTAATATTTCTTCTGCCTTTTCATAAATATCTTTTTCAAATGAAATAGGATTCCAATCTGTATGTTCTGTTAGTGTAAGAGCTATTTCTAACGCTTTTAATCTATTAGCTGCCATTTGGTCTGAAATGTTAATGATTACGCTTCCTGCAACTTTCTTTTCCATAATTAATCCTCCTTCATTAAATAAAGTAATTCTTCAAATATTTGGTAATCCAATAGGCTTGAATCACATATTCCCATAATACTTTCAATTTTATATATTAAACTCCCTATTACATCTTCATCTGTTAAAACTTGGGAAGGCTCTTGAATATGATTATTCAATTCATCTATAATATCATCAACTGTATCAATAGTAAACTGTCGATACTTACCCATATCATAATATAGTTTCGATTCTATATCTTCTACCTTACTTAATAACTCCTTTGCCGTCATATCATTCTTCTTTTAATCCAAAATAACTCCAATCACAATTTCTATTTTTCAATACGTCTATAAGTTCGCTGTCGTCAAGATAGTCAAGGGCTATATCACAAAACTCTGCTTTTTCTTTTACAGACATGGAATTAAATAAATCTTGTATATTAACACTAACTGTTACATCTACGTTCATGGTTGTATCTTTTTAAAATAACTATTAATCTCTTCCTCTTTTATCCACCAATGAGATTTATCACCATATTCATCAGTTATACAACCATCATTTTCTGATAAGTATATTTCCCCTTGAAAATAAGCAATATCATCTTCTTTACCACTCATTATTACATCTTTGATACATAGAAATTGGTCTCCTTTATGTATTTCTCTTTTTTCTGATAATTCATAATTTCTATATTTATCGTATCGTTCGAAATAATTATCACCAAAATTTAGGAAATTATGACTTACCAATTTCTCTTTGAACTGTTCATCAGTCATTGGAATCAACTCCTCATTAGACATGTATATTCGATACTTCCGCATATACAATTCAATACCTTTGCATACACATTTTGCGAGGAAATTTTCAATTCTTCTTTTCATAATCTTAATTCACATAAACATATTGATAACTACTTATCCAAAAAAACTCTTGAAGATTATCCCCTAAATAATTACGAATGTCTTTTTCTAAATAATCCTCAATATATTGGCAATCTTGTCGCCATCTTACTCCATTCTCTCTAGTAAGACATTGTACTTTTAAGTTTGGATATTTATTATATAAGTATTCAAATAGTTTTTGAACTATGTCTGTTGAATTTTCACTCATATTTTTCTAATTAAAAAGTCCCATCCGAATAGGTATTACTACCTAAACAAAATGGGACTAAGTTGTGATTTATTTACTCAATATATATCTGCATCACCATCTATCCAATCGGGCATCATTTCGCCCCAAGAAGAATCTAGTTCATCGTCATCATCCATAATTAAAACGGGCGTACTTTAACTTGTTTTTTCTTTTCTTCCTTGATAGTTTCCGGTTCACCTGCACTTGCATTTGCACCACTAAGCTCTTCTTTATTATTCAATGTGGACGCATCTACAGTTTCCGTTACTTCTTCGTATTCTACAACTTCACCAACTTTTGATTTATCAATCATAGGTGCTGTTTCACCAGCCAATGGAATATCATCTTCGTCATCAATCAGAACACCCATATATTTAACATTAGAATTGACTAATGATTTAGTAGATTTTTTAATAATCGTTCGATAAATCATATCACGTTCAAATTCTTTTGCTACACTTGCTCCATTTGAGGATTTAGTCCAAGATTTTAACCATTCCTTTCGCGTCATAACAAAAACATCTGTATTTCCATCATTATCTGTAACATAAGCATAAGCGGCAATAAATGGCTTATCTAAATTTTCAACTGATGTTTTGTGCTCAATGATTTTAGTATACCCTGTATTTACATCTATTCCAAAATCAAAAATATCACCTTCATGTACATAACCAACTATTGGTTTATAGTATTTTGAAGCTCTTTTTGCTCTTACAATACGCCCATATACACTTTCCATTGTGGTCATTTGATTATTTCTTGGAATAAAATATATTTGAGATTCCGAGAAATCTAAACCTTTAGCAACCGAATCCAATAATGCTTGCATTACGGATTCTTCTGTGCAAACTTCCAATACAGGCTTTCCCCCTACTTTCATGTCATTCAACATAAATCTAGCTTTCTTTAGGCTATTTGCGGGTGAAAATCCTTCGGGTATTGTCATACCTAATTCCATGTAGGCTTGTATCTTTGCTAATGCTTTTTCTTCAACCAATACAGGTTTGACTAGTTCTTTCTTATTTTCCATTTTCTTTATATTTATTATTGATTAATTTTCTAATGAAATCTACACCCTTTTGATAAACTAAAGTCTTGAAATTAATACATTCTTCATAGTTTTTAGTATATTTCTGTTCTATTACTCTGAAATATCCTAAATCTTGATAACGCTGATACGGAATGTTATTATTCATAAGTACTTTTTCTTGTCGAAGAAATTCAAATAGATTATTTCTTCCCATTCCTTTTATTCCAAGAACTTTAGCAACTTCTAGCATAGGAACAGCGTCTTTACTATCTGCAACTGCATCGAAAAATTCAGCTTTAGGAGTTTGTTCTGCAATCAATGCTTGTTGCTTCTCTATCTGTTCAGCTTGTTCAGCAGCAAGTCTTAATGCTTCTGCAAAAGTTTTGGGGAGAGCTTTTTCTATAGTGCTTTTTGCTATTCTTTCACATTCCAAAAAGTAGTTTCTATACTCATAACTTTTTTCTGTTCTCGCCATCATTGCAAGATGTTTTGCAAAGTCAAGAGTGATAGCATAATCTTTTGTTTCATTACCGTTCGCCATTGTGGCGAACCCCACCCAATCTTCATTTTCATTGAAGAATTTATCTTCTTCAATGTTTTGCATACTCCATCTCGTCCAATGTGATTTGTCTAATCCAAGTCCAAGATACAATTCTTTAGCGGAAACGACTTGTTTTCCGTCTTTTTCTGTGATTTTGATTAATTCATTCATATTACCAACATTATTTGTGAGCCAACAATAAGGAAGAAAGGGAAACCTGTTGGCATAGCTTTCAGTGGGAGTACTAAATCCACCTATCCCTTTCATTCCACAAATATAGAGATATTATTTGTTATATCCAATAATCTCTACGTCAATTCCATTACCTTTAAACTTCTGTAACACATCAGATGTTCAGAAAGGCAGTGTATCTGTATCATCTTGACTAGTTGATGCGTAATTCTGTTTCGGTTTAGATGATGGTGGTGGAGTTGGTTCGCTTTGCTGTTGTCTTGCTTCACTCTTCTTTTTTACACTCCATGCTTTTATAGATGTATACCAACGTCCATTAAATTCTCTGGATTCGATATTTACTCCAATGCTAACAACATCTCCAATTTTAATGTTCGCTTCTTTAATCTTGTCTGCTCCCAAAATAGTGAAACAAATATTTTTAGGATAGTTATCGTTTGTCTTTAATACAAAATCTTGGCTAACCCATTCACCTCTCTGTCCCACACCTCTAGTTTCGGGGAGTATGGCAGTAATTTGACCTTCAATATATATTGCTTCCATTATTATTTGTTATTATATGGATAAACATCCATTATTTTACTATCAGATACACTTTCGATTCTATAATCAGCTATTGTACCTTTCATGTGTTCGTCTAAGTTCTTTACAGCTTGTCTTAAATCTGCTGCTTGCACAAGCATATTGGTTGTCGTAGTCTTTTCAGCCCCAGTCTTTTCGTCTAAGGTGATATATCCAAGTTTACACTTGAACCAAGTATCATCAGCTTCATTATCGCTTGGAACTACTTCTGCGTATTTTGTATCTACCACAGCTTTTATCGAAAAATCGCCACTGATAAAGGGAGACATCTCTTCTATTAATCTAGCTTCTGCTTCTGTCACAGATAAGGCATCAATTAGATATTTTTCTGTAACTTTTTTTTCTTTTCCGTTCTCCATTACTTTTTCGTATTTCAGAGAACCTAAAAACCATTTGTCCATAATAATATTTTTAAAATGTGAATATATAAAACTAACAATCGCAAATTTTATTATCTACTTCTTCTTCATCTTCATTGAATAAGCCGTTAAAGGTTTCATCATATTCCTTAATAGCAGCCAATACATTCCTTTGAAACTCAAAGAACTTTCTATGATTCATAGAGCATTGTGAACCCATCGTTAATGTAGCTATATAAGACAAAGCATGCCCTAAATCGTCATCATTATGTGATTGTTTTGCAAATAATTCCGTAATATCATCTATATTGGAAATTGTTGCTGAAAAATGATCTTCATTTGTTTTAATTAAGATTAAAGCAGGAATATCATTTTCTTCTATAAATTTAGAAAGACTTTCAAAATTCTTTATTAATTCTTTTTCTTTATTTTCCATATTGTTATTTTTTTAACGCATCATCTATTGACACTCTGTTTTTTTTAACTTTTGTATATTCAGTGCTTCTTATTATATTTCCACACCAAGTATTAGTACTTTGTCCTAACATTTCAAGCTCTTTATTTTTTTTCTTGGAAGCTTTAGGAAGTAAGCCGTATACATAACCATACTGATTAGGTTTTTTCTCAACAGCTTTCAATGTCAGTATGTACTCCCCTTTTCTGTTCCTATATATTGTATTAAATCTTAGTGGGATAAAAATACCTTTTTCCTCCACCCCACCCACCTCATCATTAGTTATGATAACCCCATTCAGTTCAGATAGAGTTACATTTACACTTAAATTGTTATTCATTTTTCTATTTCTATTTTTTTAAAGATACGTTCATACCACGGAAGATTATTGAAATCATCTATTTTATTTTTAATGTTAGTTACTTTTTTACATTCTTTATCTAACATATCTAGCCGTTCTTTATAATTTTCTAGCTGTTCTTCCATCTTTTTTATTAGATTATCCTCATCACAAATATAAATAGAAGAGAGTGCCCCCCAACCCAAATTCCTAGTATACGCTGCCATCTTTTCAGATATTAATGCGGTAATAAGAGCTAAATCTTCTGCATTTATCAGATAATCTCCTTTTAGTTCGAATTCTTCTGGGAATTTACCATTAATAACTTCTACATCACCAACCTTGTAGCTAAGTTCCCTACCATTAAAATAAACACGATTAAAAATTTCATTCATAACTTTTACTTTTAAAGATTAATATTTAATTCTTTTCCATTAATTGCAAAAAACAAGTTTTGTAATTGGTGGACATATTCTACATTTTGTTGAACTGTGAAATTAGCTAATTTAGTACAATTAGGGTTAAGGTATATGTATAATGGCATGTAAGCGTTCATATCTTTTAAACTCTTTCTATTAAAAGAATAAAAAGAATATCCATTAATATGATTTATTTTTTCAAATCCGCAATTTAAAAGTATTTCTTCTGTTAGAGGAATGCCTTTAACTTCATGTAATATTGCGGTAATAAATCCATCAAAAAGCAAATCTACAAGAACTGTATTGTCGTATCTCTTTTCACTTCTTGGATATCTATTTTCAAAAGAATATACTTCTAAATTTAATCCATTATAGTTTACATAATTCCCAACTCTTAATTCATTTATTTCCATGTTATTCAACTCTTAATTCATTATTACTATCATTTACTATTAATTCGATTAACTGATGGCAAGTTTTTATTTCATTGCTAGAATCTATTAGATTCATATCATCAACAAACAGAGGCAAACTTACATTGAAGAAATCTGCAAAAGCATTTGCAATATCAATACCAATAAGTATTCTTTCTGCACCGTTTGATGTAGCAGCAATTGCTCCATCTATTCCAGTAATCACGCAATCAGGAATCCAAACACCGGATTTATCCTGCGACATCATGGTAATATTGCACCGTTTGAAGAATTTATTTACTCTATCAGAAATAATCTTAGCTCTTTCTTCTTCGTATGTTTTAATTTGATTATCTAACTTTTCTTGTTCTGCTAAAGCATTGGCAGTATCTTTCAGTTGTTTCTTAAATTCTTCTATTTTTTTCTCTTGTTTTTTGCGCTCATCAATAAGTCCCATTTTTTTGCTTTCCTCTTCAATATTCGACATCAAAGCTTTTTTCATGGAAAGTAAACCTGAATTATCTTGTTCAGGAATAGTTGTTATTGTCTTTTTCTTTTCTTCCAATAAGCTAACTAATGATTTATATTTTTCAGTTTGCTCAAATGGGATAACATTTTGTTGAACTTCATCATATTCTTTTTGTAAAGCAGACAGATCTTTCTTCGCCAAAAGAGTAGTCGGAATATCAGCAAGATTCTCTTCACATTCTGCAATTATTTTAGTTATATCATCAATTCTTGCTTTTACATTCAGCCCTTCTTTTATTATATTTTCTTTTTCTATTTCTACTTGTTTATAAAACTCCTTTTTTAATAATTCTAATTTGTCATAAGGAAGAGTTTGTCCACAATAAGAACATTTATCTGCTGAAAATTCCTTTTCCAAACATTCATCCAATTTAGTTAATAGATTATTTCTTCTTTCATTTAGAATTCCTAAATCTATATTTAATGATTTTATTTTATCAGATAAAACTATTCTTTTTCTTCGGTTTTCTTCGTTTTTATTATCTATATTTTTATTCTCTTCTGTTAAAGAACATATTTTAGAAAGAATAGAAGCTGAAATCTTATTCTGTTCTTCATCGTATTTTTCTTTTTCAGTTCTAATATTCCGTTCCCAATCAGATATTTCTTGCAAATCTTTATTTCTCTTTTCTATTAGAGGTTTAATAGATTCAGCACTTCCTTGTAATTCTTTATCTATATCCGAAATTTGATTTTTATAATCTTCTATGGCTTTCTTAGCACTTTCCGCCTCTTCTACATTTGGCAGATTTTCCTCCAAAGTTTTTATCGTAAGAGGAAGGGATTTAAGAGAGTCTTTTAGAGGTTTAATATCTGACGAAATTCGGGCTTTTAATTCAGAGAGTGAATACTTCTCTAGCTGCTCTAATAATTCCTTGTAATTACCCGTTAAGTCGTTGTCTGTTATTTCACCTGCCATTACAGCAAGATATTTACGTTGTTCTTTCCAATCTAAATATAAAAAGTAATTAATATCCAAAATAGAGCGAAGAACTTCCAAATCACAAAATAAATCTGCAACCTTTTCTTTATACTTCCCGGCACTTAACTCTACTCCATCAATAAAGAACTTATAATCATCTGTTCCTTTTCTTTCATAAGAATTGCTTCCTCTACGTCTAATCCATCCTACTTCGGCTGTTTTTTTCAATGAATATTCATATCCATTTGCCTCGATGATAGCCTCAACGACAGCAGCAGGAGAATCTTCTGGTGTATATGTTTTAGTATTGTCGAACAAATTATAGTTCATTCTATTTTCCCCATCATATCCTGTAATAAGCCATAGGAATGCATGACGGAGAGAGGACTTTCCTGCTTTATTTTGACCATATACTTTAGTAATATCTTCATTAAAAGATATTTCCTTGTTTTGTTTTCTCCAATTTTGAAGAATAAGCTTTTTTAAAATTACTTTTTTCATAATAGTTTCTTTATTATTCACCCATATATGAATCTTTAGTTAAGTCTATAAATTCATATATAGTAAATTCATCTTTATTAATATCAATATTTCTATCTTTACAAAAGATTTCCCTACCGAATTTACAACTCCCAGTAAGAATATGATGCCATATAAACAAGTCTTTAGCAGAATACTTTTTAGAGAAGTCAGAGAAATGTTCTTTAAACTTAAAGATCCTTTCCTCTTCTGTACTATCATCATAAAGCTTTTCTTGCAAAGATTCAAATGCCTCATGTAGAGTATTGCCATGAGAAAATTGATTATTCTTTTTTACTATAAAACAGGGAGTAAGAGATAAGTCAGTATGAAGGATAAAACCTTTTGCGATATTACCTTTTACATTTGTGATAATAGTAGGTATATTGTCTACTACATAAATAGGATTTCCATTTATGGATTTTACGCCAGAGCCATAGCCAGAGCCAGAGCCAAAGCCAATATTTAGAAACTGTTTTATTCTATCTTCCATTACCTTGCCCATACCGGTACACTTTCAATAGATTTTACAGCTTTATCCGAACACGGGATAATTTCAATCACATCCAGAATCTCTATCTCTGGAACCGTAACTGTGAATTTGCATTCAGATGGTTTAGTCGTACCATTAACTGCTAATTGAGATACACTAGCAGCACCATCCCAATACCACAACCTACGACAATTTTCGAGCTTAACCTCACTACCATTTCTTTCTACTAATTCTCCGAAAAATACGCCTGAACGGTCGCCTCTAATAATTACTTTTTTATTCATAACTTTATTTAATTTAGTAAAACAAATCTTCTATCTTGTGTCATACTTCCTAAAGCACATATTTCTCTTAGAAAACCAAGTTTTTCCATGAATTCTATACAACACATCACTCCCCAACTATCACCACACACTTCATTTAATACTTTTCCTATTGTAAATGTACTTTTTTTAATACATGTGGCAACAACAATAGTATATAATTTGGAATATTTGCTAGTATTTCCACCTTCAAACATTTCAGCTTTCATCTTTTCATAATCATACATATCATTCCTCCCATTCTACTCTAACCGTATCTTTGTATGTAACACCTTTTTCATTGACTTTCACACGCATGGCTTCTTCTTTTGATTTGTGAACCGCTCCAATACATCTTTCACTGACTGTTTCATATATATTTATCCATCCTTCTTTCTTTATTCCCTCCATTAACAAATCATTTGAGGAGTCTACTTCCCCATCAGAAAATCGTCCTTCTTTAGTAAGAGAAACAGGATATTCATTGCTATTAATAGAGTCTTTAATTAGAGCAACAACGGGGAATTTATCGTTATCTACGTCAAAACATACAATTCTAGCTTTAAATCCTTCTCTTGTACATACAGGTGCACCTGCTTTTGCTTTTTCTAAATCAAATGGTTTCATAATTTTATTTCTCCTTTTCTTAACGATACATTTCTATTACTACTCTATTTTCTGGGATTCCATCGTCAGGGTGTACATCAGTAAAATCAATTACAGCAAAATCAAATAAATCGGGGGTGTATTCAGTTTGATAATCTCCCGTATTCATTACGATATTTATTTCGGCATCTTTATTACTGACTAACATTAATTCGTTAATCATATCTTGAACAGTAATTATTCGTTTCATTTATTTCCCTCATCCTTTAATTCTTCACAATGCAACTTATAAGCATAGGCAAACATCTTCAAAGTAACAGGCTCAAAGTGAAAATCTGCTTGTTTGCCTTCTACTACAACAGAAACACATAAATCTCCATCACAAAAATCAATATATGCCACAGCATCGTCATTCCCTCTGATAGAAAAGGTCTGTGTCTGTATACTATCCATGATTAATCTCCTTTCCTTTAAAGTGTTCGATTAGCTCTTCTACGGTAGCCTTGTGGTAATGATTATCTCGTGCACAATCATCATCATTGGATTTACAAAAAATCCATTCTCCTATTTCAGCATAAACTGTTGCTTCTCCATTGCCCGATCTATCCCAATGATTTACATCGCAAATAAACCACTGATTTTCATCAGTATCATCCTTTAATGCGGCTATTGCCAAGAAAAGTTCTTCGTTAGTTCTGCAATCAATAAAACTATCGTCTAGTGGTACATTATAAGGAACATATTCACCGTCAATAGTTGTAATTAATTTGCTATCATCAGTTATTTGAAAAGGGTTGCCATAATTTTTATATCCCAACTCCTTCAACTTCTTCCTAAGCTCCGGTGTATTGCGTCTAATAAACGCTGCTGTTGTAAATCCCATTGTTATTTGTTTTTAAGTTCTTTCAATACTTTCTTCGCCATCTCATAGTGATTAACCTGCCAACCAGTATAAACATCATCGGTGTGTTCGTCATAATGATTGGCATATACGTATGAATCCAATTCTGAACGAAAAGATTCTCCATCTAGCCCACTATCATCACAATCATCGTACATCATCAATTCATGAGCTACTTCTTTACATTCTTGATGTGTGACGGAATCATACACAGTCCCATCATGAACATTTGTCTGACGAACGTATTTTTGTCCCGGCTGTATCTTGCAAGCACAAAATTCACATATATGCTCTTTCTTGGCTGTTGGATAGGTTTCTCTTAGTACTGTTAGCATAGCTATTTATCATCTTTGGTTATCTCCTTATACAAATCCCATAATTCTTGTTCAGTATAATCTTCACAAGCAATATCAAGCCTCCACGTCCATCTATCATCAAATCCACCTGTATAATATCCAAGTCCCATTCTACTTATTTTAGTAAGTAGTTTTAAAGGTGGAGTAGTACCACCCAATAAGTTACATAAATCTTCTTTATTTAGTTCTACTACCATAATTATTTCCTGTGAATTTTCTTATTTTTATTGAATTAATCTTCTTCCTGCAAATATAATTTCATGCCTTTTTTAGTAAGTCCTAGCACATGGGTATCATCAGCCCATTCATTAGCAATTCGCATAGATTCAGCAGGACAACCATTATCAAGTACTACCTCATATTCTCCATCGGCATGCATCGTCATATCTCCATATCCCGCCACAAGTTTTTTATTAAAAGCCATCAAATCACCGTAATTATTAGCAAAGTAAATTCCTGCTTTTTCACAGTCTTTATACGCCTTTTTTAGTCTATTAAAAGCTCTTTGTTGTTCAGGCGTTAGTTCGCATACTGCATATAAATCTCCTTCCATATTGATTCCTTTCTATTTTGTTTTACGTTAATCGTCAAAAGATAAATCCATATATGCAACCTGCGCAAGTTCTTCCATCGCATCGCAAAAATCTTCGTTATAGCAAGTTTCAAGTTTCTGTCTTATAATATTGCAAGCAGCTTGAAAACCTGCCATGTAGTTCTCTTGAAACATAACGTTTTTTGAATGTTTCTTCGCCATTTCTATAATTTCTTCTTTCTTCATATCTGATCTTGTTTAATGCCGTTCAGTATATTTTTCTAACTTCATTTTAAGATGTTCGGCAGCTCTTAGCATTTCTCTAGTGCTATCACCGCCATGTACCCAGTTTTCTAAAACAGAGGAAAGAACCTCAATTGATTGCTTTGCATGCCACTCAACACCAGATGCAAAAACTTTACGCATATATATTTCAATCACATGCGGCTGATTGATGCGATTTGCTAATTGAG